AAACGATTAGATACTAAAATACATCAGATAGTAAATTTAAATTAAATTTTATGGAATTAGGTTTTGAAGTTTATAAAGACATAAACTTTAGTCTTTATTACCCCACAGACACGTCTCATTGTGGATTACCATTACATCATAGTATTCCTGTTCAAGAAATATTCTATGATAAGATTTATGAAAAATATTTTCCTATAGAAGAAACAGATAATGTTCTTGATTTAGGTAGTCATATTGGAGTATTTGCTTTAAGAGCATTAGGGCAGGGAGCTCAACATGTTTATTGTTTTGAACCCGAAACTACCTATTATAATTGTTTAAAAACAAATTTATCATGGTATCCTGCTTCAAAATACAAGGTTGTTTTTGATTATGCAACATCAGAAACAATAGTTAATCTAATAATAAATTATCCTAACAAATTTAATTTCTGGAAAATTGATATTGAAGGTTATGAATATGAAATTTTAGAAGATAAAACAGTACAGTTATATTTACTTCAAAATACTAACAAAATAGCTTTAGAATTTCATCTTAATGGTGATGAACAGACAACAAATCGCATGTTAAAGATTTATGAATTGTTCGAAGCAGCAGGATGGAAAACAAAAATTACAGATGTTAATGGAATGGATCTATTAGATCACTTCAAAAACAATTACTGGTATCCCGATGTGAACAAACACGCTAGAGAATTTTATAACGAAGTTCTAGGATATCTTTGGAAACCATAAGTTTCCGTCTTATATTTAGTAAAACATAAAACAAGTTATATGGATTTAAAAACAATCAAATCGCGTCTCAATTCGCTACAGAAGACGAAAGGCGGAAATTCCAATAAGGAAGATCGCGCTAAAAATTTCTGGCGTCCGACCGTAGGTAAAACTACGATTCGTATTGTACCGTCTAAGTTTGATAAAGCTAATCCGTTCCGTGAAGCGTACATTCACTACAACATCGGAAACAGGATGATGATTGCTTTAACTAACTTCGGTGAAAAAGACCCTATCGTTGAATTTGCAGCTCAATTACGCAAAACAAGTGATAAGGCAAATTGGTCATTGGCCAAAAAATTAGAACCAAAATTACGTATCTTTGCTCCTGTTATTGTACGTGGAGAAGAAGACAAGGGTGTTCGCCTTTGGGAATTTGGTAAAGAAATGTATTTAGATTTGTTAAGTATGGCCGAAGATGAAGATATCGGAGATTATACTGATGTTATGGATGGTCGTGACTTTATCGTTGATACAGTTGGACCTGAAGTTACTGGTACTAAGTTTAACAAATCATCTATTCGTGTACGTACTAAGACTACTTCATTAAGTGAAAACAACGACCAAATTAAAACTTGGTTAGCTGAACAACCAGATGTTATGTCTTTATATAAAAAGTACGAGTTCGAGGAAATGAAAAAAACACTTCAAGAATGGTTAACTCCAACTGATTCAGAAAACACTGAAGAAGAAGTGGTAGAATCTGCACCTTCAAAACAAGCAACTGGTTTACAGTTAAATGTTAAGAAGAAAAAAGATTTTGATGAAGAAGAATTCGACGATTTATTTAAAGATGAAGAATAACATTTATGGCAAAAGCAAAAAAAGAAGAAAGTTTAACTTCATCCGTATCGAAAGCAATAAAAGGTACTTTTGATTTAGAGAAATTTAAGACTGCGAAGTTTTTATCTCAACCGGTTAAGTTTAAACCACAAACATGGATTCCTTTATCCAAAGCTTTTCAAGATACTTTGTCTATTCCTGGTATTCCGATGGGCCACATAACTTTGTTACGTGGTCACTCGGATACAGGTAAAACAACAGCATTACTTGAAGCAGCCGTTGCTGCACAAAAAATGGGAGTATTACCCGTATTCATCATTACTGAAATGAAATGGAATTGGGATCATGCTCAACAAATGGGTTTTGAAATTGACCCTGTAGTTGATGAAAGTACAGGTGAAATAGTAGATTATAAAGGATTTTTTATCTATACTGATAGAAGTGCTTTAAATACTATTGAAGATGTAGCGGCATTTATTGCTGATTTATTACATGAACAAAAAACAGGCGCTTTACCTTATAACTTATGTTTCTTTTGGGACTCCGTGGGTTCTATCCCATGTAGATTAAGTATAGAATCTCAAAAGAATAACAATGAGTGGAATGCAGGTGCTATGTCTCAGCAATTTGGAAATTTTATTAATCAACAGATAGTATTGTCACGTAAGGAAAATATGCCTTATACTAATACATTAGTTGCTGTTAATAAAATATGGGTAGCAAAACCTAATTCACCAATGGAACAACCTAAAATGAAAAATAAAGGTGGTGACACTATGTTCTTTGATTCTTCATTAGTTATTACTTTTGGTAACGTTACTAATAGTGGTACTAATAAAATTAAAGCAACTAAGAATGGTAAAGATGTAGAGTTTGCTAAACGAACTAAAATCAGTTGTGATAAAAACCATATTACTGGTGTTACTAGTAAAGGAGCGTCAATTATGACAGTCCATGGTTTTATAGAAGATGATAAAAAAGCAGTCGACGAGTATAAAAAAGCACACTCGGCTGAATGGCTTCAGGTATTGGGTACAAAAGACTTTGATATTGTAGAAGAAAATGATGGAGAAGAAGATATCAGAGACATATTTGACAACGAACCTACTACTATTGAAACAAATGAATAATAAAGATTTTTTTAAATCCCTACTCGACAACATAAAAGATTCTAAACAGGAGCCCTTGCATTTAAACAGCAAGGTGCTTCTGATAGATTCTATGAATACCTTTTTAAGGTGTTTTACAATGATACAACACCTCAATTATCAGGGACATCATATAGGAGGACTTACTGGTTTTTTAAAATCAATAGGTTTTGCAATTAACCATATTAAACCTACAAGAGTTATTTTATGCTTTGAAGGAGCAGGTAGTACTACAAACAGAAAATACCTTTATCCTGAGTATAAAGCAAATAGAAAACTTATTAAGGTAACTAATTGGGATACATTTGATAATAAGGAAGAAGAAACTGAATCAATTGAAAACCAAATAATTAGGCTAGTAAATTACCTTCAGATACTTCCTGTTAATCTTATTGCAGTTGATAAAATTGAGGCTGATGATATTATAGGACACTTAGCTACTCATCTCCCAGGTGAAGTAGTAATTATGTCTGCTGATAAAGATTTTTTACAATTAATAAATAATAGAGTATCCGTTTATTCTCCTGTTAAGAAAAAATTCTATAATCCCCGCATGGTATTGGATGAATATAAAGTATCAGCGGCTAATTATCTTAATTATAAAATATTAACTGGAGACGATTCTGATAATTTACCTGGAGTAAGAGGTATAGGACATAAAAAACTCCTAAAATTATTCCCTGAATTTGTAAATGAAGAAAAATATACTTTTAAGTATATGATAGATAAAGCAGAAGAAAAAATTGGAGAACATGCTCTATATGGTAATATAGTTAATTTTAAACATCAACTAGATATCAATAGACAATTAATGGATTTAACTAATCCAGTATTAACGGAAGAAGCAGTTGCTGAAATTGAAGAATTAATAGTAACATCTCCTTACAAATATAATAGAACAGAATTTTTAAGAATGTATAACGAAGATTTTTTAGGCAACTCAATTCCCAACGTAGAATTTTGGTTATCAAATACCTTTTCGTATCTTACATCATATAAATAAAAAACAATTATGGTTGCATTTAATAAGTTATCTCAGTACGGACTTGGATTTCAAATCAAAGTTATCAACTCGTTATTAAAGAATAAAAAATTTATTCTAACAATTCGTGATACAATCACCCCTAATTATTTTGATAACCAAGCACATCAGTGGTTAATTCAAACTACATTATCTTATTTTGATAAGTATCACGCTACTCCTACTTTAGAAACACTACAAGTAGAAGTTAAAAAAATAGAAAATGATGTTTTAAAAACATCTGTAATAGAACAATTAAAAGAAGCCTTTCTGGTTGCCAATGATGATAATGAATATGTTGAAGAAGAATTTAGTAACTTTTGTAAAAACCAACAACTTAAAGGAGCGCTCTTACAATCTGTGGATTTGTTACAATCAGGTATGTACGATGACATTAGAACTATTATTGATAATGCTTTAAAAGCAGGTCAAGATAAAAATATAGGTCATGAGTATAGTAAAGATATTGAAACAAGATATAGAGATGAAATGAGAAATACAGTTCCAACTCCTTGGGATTTAATAAATGAATTATTAGGTGGTGGATTAGGAAATGGTGATTTTGGTTTAATATTTGGTAATCCTGGAGGAGGTAAGTCATGGACTTTAGTTGCTTTAGGCGCCTGGGCAGTACGTTTAGGTTATAATGTAGTTCACTATACGTTAGAATTAAGTGAAGGATACGTTGGTAAACGATATGATGCCTATTTTGCCAATAAACCAGTTAATTTAATTAGTAATTTTAGAACTGAAGTAGAAAGCGAAATTGCTAAATTACCAGGAACACTTACAATTAAAGAATACCCGCCTGGAAAAGCCACTATTAGTACATTACAATCTCATATCCAAAAATTAACAGATTTAGATAATAAACCGGATTTAGTTTTAATTGATTATGTAGATTTACTTCGTTCTAAGCGTTTAAGTAAAGAAAGAAAGGAAGAAATAGATGATATATACATTGCCACAAAAGGGTTAGCCCGTGAGATAAACGTTCCTGTCTGGTCAGTATCTCAAGTAAATCGTGCGGGTGCTAAAGATGATGTTATTGAAGGAGATAAAGCAGCAGGCTCATATGATAAAATTATGATTACTGATTTTGCATTATCTTTATCAAGAAAGCGTCAAGATAAAGTAAATGGAACTGGTCGCTTCCATATTATGAAAAATCGATATGGGATGGATGGTATGACTTATTTTGCTAAAATAGATACAGCAACAGGCCACATAGATATAGATGAAGAACCAATGGATGAAGACGGAATGGATAACCCTTCCTCAAGACCCCCAAACTCTCCTTTTAATAATGGGGTAAACAATGATGAAAAAAAATATTTAAGTAATTTTATGAAACTTAAAATAGAATAATAATATATACTATATTTATGTTCACAAATAAAAAATACTATGGTAAAGGTTCTTAAATTCTCGGCTGCATGGTGTGGTCCGTGTAAGACATTGTCTCCTGTTTTCGCACAAATAAAGGGAGAGATATCTGAAGTTAATTATATAGATATAGATGTAGATACAAATACCGCTATGGCTCAAGCTTATTCAATAACAAGCATTCCTGCTGTTATATTTGAAAAAGATGGTCAAGTTGTAAATAAAATTATTGGATTAAAACCCAAATCAGCCTACACCCAGGCAATCAAAGAATTATTGTAAATTAGGTAAATAAAATTTAAAACTTTCACTAAAAATGGACGTAACGCAGAGTATTCTCAGTGACATCACAACATACATGAAGTATGCCAAATTTGTCCCATCACTGAACAGAAGAGAAACATGGGATGAATTAGTAACAAGAAATAAGGAAATGCACCAAGCAAAATTTCCTCAATTAACAAAAGAAATCGAAGCAGCTTATAAATTGGTATATGCTAAAAAAGTATTACCATCAATGCGTAGCTTACAGTTTGCGGGTAAACCCATTGAACTTAATAATGCTCGTATATTTAATTGCTCTTTTTTACCTATTGATGATTGGCGTTCATTTAGCGAAATAATGTTTTTATTGTTGAGCGGATGTGGAGTTGGATATAGTGTACAAAAGCATCATATTGATCAATTACCAGAAATAAAAATCCCAACTAAAACAAAACGTTATTTAGTTGGTGATAGTATTGAAGGGTGGGCTGATGCCGTTAGAATGCTTTGTAAAGCATATTTTACTGGGGCACCATTACCTTTATTTGATTTTAGAGATATTAGACCAAAAGGTGCTCAATTAATCACTGTAGGTGGAAAAGCACCTGGTCCAGAACCATTAAAAGAATGTTTGTTTAACTTACAAAAAGTATTTGATCGTAAGAAAAACGGTGATAAAGTAACTTCAGTAGAAGCTCATGATATGGCTTGCCATATTGCTGATGCTGTATTAAGTGGAGGTATTAGAAGAGCGGCATTGATTTCATTATTTAATTTAGATGATGAAGACATGTTAACATGTAAATTTGGTAATTGGTGGGAACAAAATCCACAACGTGGCAGAGCAAATAATTCTGCAGTAGTATTACGTCATAAAATTACTGAAGATGAATTCTTTAAATTATGGAAAAAAATTGAATTAAGCAACTCAGGTGAACCTGGTATTTACTTTTCAAATGACAAAGACTGGGGTACAAACCCATGCTGTGAAATTGCTTTACGTTCTTATCAGTTTTGTAACTTATGTGAAGTAAACGTTTCAAACATTGAATCACAAGAAGACTTAAACGAAAGAGTACGTGTAGGTGCCTTCATTGGTACATTACAAGCAGCATATATTGACTTCCATTACTTAAGAGATATTTGGAAAAAAACAACTGAAAAAGATGCTTTATTAGGTGTTGGTATGACAGGAATTGGTTCTGGAGTTATCTTAAAATATGATTTAAAGAAAGCAGCTGAATTAGCTAAAGAAGAAAATGCAAGAGTAGCTGAAATAATTGGTGTTAATAAAGCAGCTCGTGTAACTACAGTTAAACCATCAGGTACTTCATCCTTAGTATTAGGTACAGCAAGTGGTATTCATGCTTGGCACAATGATTATTATATTAGACGTATTCGTGTAGGTAAAAACGAAGCTATTTATAATTATTTATCTACAAACCATCCTGAATTAGTTGAAGATGATTTCTTTAAACCAACAATTCAAGCAATTATTTCAGTTCCACAATGTGCTCCAG